TTCAATTTTGTTAAATAAATTGGAGGGGTTTTTTAGTGATTTAGGTTGGTCTTTAAATTTAAATCCTCATTTAAATACTCTAAAATCCTTTGAAATATAAAATAAATTTCGTATATTATAATTATGATTAGTAAAAGTCAACTAACAAGTGTTATCTCTAAGTATTATTTAAATGGTTTAAATAATCAAGTAAAATGGAGGATTAAAGATAAACAACTTACAATTTATGCTGGTGAAGCAGGTAGAGTATGTAAAGTAGTATTAAATAATTTTCAAATTGAAGATGCCGAGATAGGTGTTTTTGATACAAATAAATTAAGTAAATTAATTTCAATTACTAATGGGGATTTAGTATTAACATTAGAAAAATTAAAGGCAATTTATACTAAATTACACATTGCAGATGAAAATTTTGATTTAACCTATTCATTAGCGGATACATTAATATTAGGGAAAAATACCTACTATAATGACCCAGATGAAGGATATGAGGTTGAGTTAGATTTATCTCCTGAAGATATAGATCATTTAATTAAAGCAAAAAATGCATTATCTGACGTAGATAACATGATTATAACCACTAATATTGATTTTGATGGTAATAATATATGTGAAATTATATTCGGTGATAATACCGGTTTTTCAAATAAAATTTCATATAAAATGAACGGTAATATAAAAGATGCCACTATTAGTATACCATTTAATTCTGATATTTTTAAGGATATATTAAACGCAAATAAGGATCAAAATCAGGGTTCCCTGAAATTATCTAAATCAGGAATATTAAAATTTAATTTTAATTCTGATGAAATAGAAAGTGAATATTTTGTTGCAAGAAATGAATAAGATTACTTGGAATTTTAATTTTTCATTTTTATATTATATGTATAATAAATAGCAATGTAGCTAGGGCACATTTGTTATGTTTTTGTTTAACCGAGTTAGCTTAGGCGCTCACAATAATTAATGATATGAGTACATTAGAAATCTTTGAAAGGCATATAAGTCCTTTCGACATTTTATTTAGAAATCTTTTCAACGCTGAGTCGCAATTTGCACCAGCAATTCAATCCAAACAACCACATCCCGTTAATATAGTTCATGATGATGCTGGACTTCATTTTGAAGTTGCCTGTACAGGTCTTACTAAAAAAGAAGTTGATATCAATATTGAAGGTGATGTATTAAAAATCTCTTATAAAAAACCTGAAGAGGATAAATTCCATGAAGGTACAATTTATAATGGATTATCTAAAAAGTCATTTAATTTAGGATATAAGATAGCTCCTAAATTTGACTTAAGTATAACTGAAGCTAAATTAGAAAATGGATTATTAGAAATATTTATTCCAATTGCTGAGGAAGCTAAAGCAAAGTCTATCAAAATCAAATAAGGGTTATTTGTAAATTATGTGTCCTAGCACATTCTTTTTTGTATATTGGTGACATAAATAAATTATAGTTATGGCAAAAAAGAAAAAACTTATTACAACTATCAGTGATCCATTATTAGAACCTTTTTATATTCAAAAGGACGAAATGTGTTATACTGTTATTGAAAGAATTATTCCCAATGGAGATCATTTTAGAACAAAAAATGGTGGTAAAGAATATGCTAAACCACAAGGATATTATCCTAATTTTGATCAGGCACTACATAAAGTAGCATTGGAAAAACTACATAATAAAAAAGATCATAAATCATTAAATTCATTTTTAGATGATTTTAGGGCAATAGAATTAAATATTAAAAATTATACAGATGGAATTAGAAGCATTATTTGACGCAGTTATTGTTAAACCTATTGAATCAGAAGAAAGTACGTATGGTTCAATTATAGTTCCTGATTTAGGAAAAGAAAAAAATGAAACCGGTACTGTAATTGCAGTGGGTCCTGGTAAACATACTATATCAGGTGAGTTTATATCTACACAATTACAAATTGGTGATAAAGTTATTTTACCTACAATGGGTTTTACTAAATTACCCTTTGATGGAGAAGAATATTATGTTGGTCCAGAAAACCAAGTTTTAGCTAAAGTTAAGAATTCACCTGATTTTAATGAAGCATTATCAGAAACTTTAGAAAGTATTAGTGAAGAAGAAATTAACGAAATAAAAAATATATCTAATGAGTAAAAATATAAATTTTGGATCCGAAGCTAGAAATAAATTAGTTAAGGGTATAGATACATTAGCAGATGCTGTAGTTTCAACATTAGGACCTAATGGTAGAAACGTAGTAATAGCTAATAATAATGGAGTACCTCAATCTACTAAAGATGGAGTTACTGTTGCTAAATCTATTGATTTAAAGGACCCTAGTGAAGAATTAGGAGTTCAATTAGTTAAACAAGCGGCTATAAAAACTGCTGAAAAAGCAGGTGATGGTACTACAACATCTACTTTATTGGCTAGAGAAATGATTAAATCAGGTCTTAGTGCTTTAAATAATAATGAAAATGCAGTTCAAATTAAAAGAGATATTGATATGACTGTTAATAAAGTAGTTCAAAATTTAAGAGATAATATATCTGAGGATATATCTGGTGAAGAGCAATTAGAACAGATAGCAACTATTTCAGCTAATAATGATAATGAAACAGGAAAGCTAATTGCTACAGCTATAGATAAAGTAGGAATGGAGGGGGTTGTTCATATAGAAGAATCACGTACTGGAGAAACTTATTTAGAAACTGTTGAAGGGTTACAGTTTGATAGAGGTTATAAATCTCCGTATTTTGTAACAGATAATAATACAATGACAGCAACATTAGAAAACCCCCTCGTTCTTATAGCTGACCAAAAAATTACTCAGGTTAAAGAATTATTACCTGTTTTAGAGGCTGTTTCAGCCCAAGCTAAATCATTGTTAATAATTGCAGAAGATATTGATAATGAAGCTTTAGCTACTCTTATTGTTAATAAAATGAGAGGTACTATGAAAGTATGTGCTGTTAAAGCTCCTGATTTTGGTGATAGAAGAAAATTAGTTTTAGAAGATATTGCTATTACTACAGGTGGAGTTGTTTTTGATAAGCAAAAAGGTATGAAACTAGATAAATTTAGTTGGGATTGGTTTGGAGAGGCAAGAACAGCCACTATTGAGAAAGAACAAACTACTATTGTTGATGGTAAAGGAAGTGAGGATGCAATTGAAACTAGAGTTAAGGAAATTCAGGAACAAATAGATAAAGCTACTACACCTTTTGAGGTTGAAAAACTTCAGGAACGATTAGCTAAGTTAGTTGGTGGTGTAGCTATTATACATGTAGGAGGCAATACTGAAACTGAAATGAAAGAAAGAAAGGATAGAGTTGATGATGCATTACATGCAACTAAAGCTGCTATTGAAGAGGGTATTATTCCTGGAGGTGGAACCGCTTTATTATATGCCTCTAATGGTATTAAAGTTAATTCAACTGGTGCTAAAATTGTAGTTGAAGCTTGTGCTAAACCATTTAACCAAATTTTAGTCAACGCTGGCTTTGATGAAGTTAAGGGTCAAATTTTAGCTGATCAATTGTGTAATTCCGGTAATGATGCTTGGGCAGGTTTTAATATTAAAACTGAAAAAACAGTAAATATGAAAAAAGCTGGGATAATTGATCCTACTAAAGTAGCTCGAACGGCACTTGAAAATGCTGCTTCAGTAGCTGGTACTGTTTTACTTACAGAATGTACAGTAGTGGATGAATTAGAAGAAGATAATAAACAACCACAAATAGATCCATCAATGATGGGGATGATGTAAAAAATTTTCGTATATTATGGCAACAAAAATTGAAGAAAGTAACATATTAATAGCACGTAGAGTTCCACCTGGAGATAAATGGAGGTTAGTAGCAAATGAACCAGATGGTCCAATACATAAATCACTAACTGATACGTTGGAAGCATATATGGTTAAGACAGGATTTAAGGGGCATTATAGGTTGGAACCATTAAAAAGTAATTTATATGCTATTGATTCTAAAGAAACGGAAGTAAAACCAGAACCAGAAAAGAAATATTCTATTTATGGAGAATACGGAGCATAGTTTATTAGTTGAAAAATATAGACCTACAGTATTAGAAAATTATGTAGGAAATGTAAATATTAAGAAAACTATTTCTAAATACTTAGAACAAAATGATATTCAAAACTTTATATTTTATGGACCTGCTGGTACAGGAAAAACTACATTAGCTAAATTAATAGTAAATAATTTAGAATGTGATTATGTTTATATAAATGCTAGTGATGAAAGAGGTATTGAAACAATTAGAGATAAGGTATCTAGTTTTGCATCTGTAGCATCATTTAAACCACTTAAAGTAGTTATATTAGATGAAGCAGATTTTCTTACTATCCAAGCTCAAGCTTCATTACGTAATATAATAGAAACATTTTCTAGAACTACAAGATTTATTTTAACTTGTAATTATGTAGAGCGAATAATAGATCCACTACAATCAAGATGTCAGGTATTAAAAGTAGTTCCACCTACTAAAAAAATTACTGCGCTTCATTTATTAAAAATATTAGATCAAGAAAATATAAAACATACAGATGAGGATATAATTAGCATAGTAAATCAATTTTATCCTGATTTAAGAAAGTGTATTAATGCTATTCAAGCTAATACTGTTGATTCACAACTTAAATTAGATAAATCTGTATTAGTATCATCTAATTATATAGATAAAGTTATTGAAGCATTATCTGCAAAATGGAATCCTACATTTAATGATAATAAATTTAAAGAAATTCGTCAAATTATAGCTAATGCAAATATAGATGATTTTGATGAATTATTTAGAGCATTATTTGATAGAGCTAATGAATATCTACCTGGTAAAGAAGGTACTGTAGCACTATTAATAAATGATCATCAGTATAAAGCTAATTTTAGAATAGATAAAGAAATAAATATAATGAGTTTAATCCAAAACATAATTAATAATAAGTAATATGGAAAATCAAAATCAAGTTCAAGGTCCTAAAATAGACCTTAAAAATAGTACTGGTCTGAAAAATTCAGAAGATAAATCAGTATTTCTAAATGGTGTAATTCTTAGAAAAGTATCTAAATTTATTACAGGTACTGATGAAGATGCACTACTACCTATACCTGTATTTTATGATGCAAAAACAGGTAAAATAGTAGAAGGTTCAGTTCCCGTTGATTTAAGGGATGAATTAAAAGATGAAATACTTTAATGAAAAACATTTTTGATTGGTTAAAACAAATTAACTATATCAAATCTCCAGTTGAGTCATTTAGTGATAAAGATTGGGAAATATGGAATAGTTATATGATTCATAGGTTTTTATCTATGAATCCTAACTTTTTAGAGGTAGTAAATTTTGTACAAGATTATCCTCCTCAAGAAAAACAAAAAATTTATTCTATATATAAAGAATTTATTCCTAAAAATAATAAATGGAATAAATACATTAAATCTAATACTAAAGAACCTAATAAGGAATTAGTAGAGGTATTAACTAAATATTTTTCTTGTTCTAAAAAAGAGACTAAAGAATATATTTATTTATTGGATAAACAAGATATTAGTCGTATATTGACTAGTATTGGATTAGATAAAAAAGAAATAACCAAATTAATTTAAATTATGAATTTACAAGTTTACAAT